GCGCGACCAGATGGCCCAAGATCTGTATCTCAAAAAGTATGAAATTGAGTTAAAGTACAACTCACAGATCAGTACGGCTGAGATCGATGCGGCTCAGAATATTGATCGTGAAGCAATTCGTCAGCAGGCAGCGCTGGCCCAGCAGCAGGCGGCTCAGTTTATTGAGCAGCAGCAGCAGCCCCCGATGCAGCCGATGAATCCATCAACCTTTCAAGGAATGGCACAGTGACACCAGACGATGAAATTAGACGAGGCCGCAAGGCCCAGCAAGTCCTAGAGGACGAGACTTTGGTGGCTGCAATAAAGAAACTCGAAAGCGACCAGCTTGGTTTTTTTAAGCACTCAAAGCCTGATGAGACGGCCAAGCGCGAAACAGCTTGGTGCATGTTGCAAGCGATTGATGCGCTGCGACAAGAACTTATCAAGGTCATGGATAACGGCAAGATTGCCCAAAAAGCACTTGACCGCACGCAGCGTCTAATCTAGGAATATAAATGGCACAATTACAAGCAACGAATATGGCCGAGGCGGCCAGTGCAATCTCAGCAATATTGGCCCCTGAACAAGGACAAGCACAAGTTGGTGAGACGCAGTTAGCGGATGGGTCTGATGAGGATCTTGAAGCAGCGGCCTCTGAGGATGATGAGTCTGGTGTGGAAGACGCGCCAGATGAAGAAACCTTAGAGGAACAGTCTGGAGAAGAGGAAGAGCCAGAGGAGCAAGAACAGCCACAGACTTTTTCCGTCAAAGTAGACGGCAAGGAAGTTTCTGTCACGCTGGACGAGCTACAAAAGGGCTATTCAAGGACTCAGGACTACACCCGAAAAACGCAGCAGATTGCCGAGGTGCGAAAGCAAGTCGAGGCAGAGACGCAGGCAGTTCGGGCCGAGCGTGGACAGTACGCTCAATTGTTGGGAGCATTGCAAGCCCAGCTTCAGTCTTCAGAGTCGCAGGTCGATTTGGATCGTCTTTATAACGAAGACCCAATCGAGTGGGTGCGGCAAAAAGAGGTTTTGCGGGATCGACAGGAGAAGGCATACGCTATTCAGGCCGAACAGCAGCGTCTTATCCAGTTGAGTCAGCAAGAGCAGCAGCAGTCTATGCAGCAGCATCTGGAGAGCCAGAAAGATGCGCTGTTGGCGGCACTGCCAGAGTGGAAAGATCAAAAAAGGGCAAAGCTCGAAAAAGCGATGCTGATTGAGTCTGCCAAGTCTGCCGGTTTTAGTGATGAAGACTTGAAGAGTGTTTACGATCACCGGCTGGTTTTACTGCTGCGAAAAGCGGCACTGTTCGACCAGATGGTAAGTAAACGCCAAGGCATTAAGCCTGTGACGAACAATGGCCCACGACCAGCCAAGCCAGGAGCAGCGGGTCGGGTTTCGACAACAATTGAGAGTATGCGCGCACAACAGCGTCTTGCTAAAACGGGCCGTATCGATGATGCGGCTGATGCAATATTTAAACTTCTTAAATAGGAAATTTTATGGCCATCGTAACCAACACCTTCACCACATACTCTGCGAAGGGTATTCGGGAAGATCTTTCAAATTTGATAACTAATATCTCACCGGAAGAAACTCCATTTATTTCTAACATTGGCCGCGAGAGCGTGACCAATACACTGTTTGAATACCAGACAGATGCACTCGCAGCCGCCGCCGCCAACGCCCAGTTGGAAGGTGACGATGTGGCTGCATTTGATGCTGTTGTTCCTACAGTGCGGGTGACTAACTTCTGCCAGATCAGCCGCAAGACTATCGTCTTGTCAGCTACTGAAGAGGTGGTTAATAAAGCAGGTCGGCGCAGCGAACTGGCATATCAAATTGCCAAGCGCAGCTCTGAGCTAAAGCGTGACCAAGAATTTACCATGTTGCAAAATGTGGGTGCGGATGCGGGTAACACCACCACTGCGCGTAAGACTGGTTCGCTGCTGGCTTTTATCAAGACCAACTCTTCAGTCGGCGCTGGTGGCGCAAACCCCAGCTACACCACATTGCCAAGTGCTACCCGCACAGACGGCACTCAGCGTGCATTTACTGAAGCCATTTTGAAAGATGTGGTTCAGCAGGTGTATGTCAGTGGTGGTCAGCCCAAGCTGCTGATGGTCGGGCCTGTCAACAAGCAGCGCGTATCTGGTTTCGCTGGTATCGCATCTTCACGCTTTAATATTGATGGCGGCGCAAAACCTGCTACTTTAGTTGGCGCTGTGGATGTTTATGTTAGCGACTTCGGAAACCTAAGTGTTATTCCGAACAGGATACAGCGTGAGCGTGATGCGTTTGTGCTTGACCCTGATTACGCCAAGATGGTTGTGCTGCGTCCTTACCAGCAGATCGAATTGGCGAAGACCGGCGATGCCGACAAGCGCATGCTGCTGGTTGAGTACGGCTTGAAGATCACTGCTGAAAACTCACACGGCATTGCTGCCGACTTGACTACAACCTAAACTGTAAAAAGGAAAAGGGGGTAGAGATACCCCCTTTTTTTTACGCATGAAAAAACATTTTGACAGCAACAAAGAATTAGGCATCACCCGCACATGGCACTACAACGATGCCACCGATGAGGCCACTATCCAGACTCAGCAAGATGTGACGGATGTGATCGAAGAGAACAAAAACGAATTCAACCAGATTGATGAACGCGCCAAATGGGGTGAGTTGTCCAAGGTGGCCAGCATCCCCTTGAGCCTATACTATCAACTCAAGGCCGAGGGAAAATTGGATGATCAGGCGTACATGAAGCGCTGGCTCAATGACCCCGACAACCGGCATTTTAGGACTCGACCAGGGGAAGTCTGATGGCACTAGCAACCTACACCGACTTGAAGGCATCGATTGCAGACTGGCTCAATCGGTCAGACCTGACGGCGGCTATTGCTGACTTCATCTCTTTGGCCGAGGCGCAGATGGAGCGCACGCTGCGCACAAGGCAGATGATTGTTCGCGCCAATGCGTCATTCAATGCCGAGTACGGCGCAACGCCCAATGACTTTTTGGAGGTCAAGTCCTTCAAATTGAGTGGCACTAATCCAGTTACCCCGCTGTCGTTTATGACGATAGATGCGCTGGATGCAGAGGCAACAAAATTCACAGCCAGCGGCAGGCCAAGTTTCTTTGGCGTGGTTGGCCAACAATTTAGGCTTGTGCCAACACCAGACACCAACTACGCAACAGAGTTGACATACTACGCAAAAATAAGCAAGTTGTCGGCATCTGTGGCGACCAACTTTATTTTGGAGTCCAGCCCAGACGCCTATTTGTACGGAAGTCTGCTGCAAGCTGCGCCATACCTTCAAGATGACAATAGAATTCAGGTGTGGGCAACGCTGTATGAGCGTGCATTGAATGACCTGCAAGTCGCTGATGACCGAGGTGCGACTTCTGGTGGTGCATTGCTTACCCGTGCAAAAACTTTTGGATGAATATGATTACGACTACCAAAGGCGACATGGACGAGTCACTGCTTGAAAAGCGTGAGGGGTCAACCGATAACGATACCGAGACAACAAGCTGGGTCGAGTACTGGCTGGGCGAAGAGTTGGTTCACAGGTCGGTGAATATGGTTTTGAAACGCGGTGTTTTCGCTGTTGGCGAAACCCAAGCAATTTAAGGATTGATATGGCGAACACACAAGCCCTCTGTACCAGCTTCAAAGGTGAACTGCTGGTCGGCCACCACAACTTTGGCACGGGCGTGACCCGCGGCTCTACTGCTGCCGACACCTTCAAGGCTGCGCTGTACTTGGCCTCGGCCACTGTCAATGCGGCCACCACAGCCTATAGCTCGACCAACGAGGTGACAGGCACTGGCTACACTGCCGGCGGCGTCACAGTGACCTTTGGCACTGCGCCAAGCACCAGCGGCACGACAGCGTTTGTGACCCCCAGCGCCAGCATCAGCTACTCTGGTGTCACGCTGTCGACATCCTTTGATGCTGTCTTGATTTACAACAGCACTCAGTCAAACAAGGCGGTCAGTGTCCACACCTTTGGCTCACAGACTGTGACCGCTGGCACATTCACACTGACCATGCCCGTCAATGACGCCAGCACCGGCCTGATCCGGCTGGCTTAACCAAGGGGCAGCGGCATGGCTGCTTATGGTTCAGGCTATTTCGGCCTTGGTGTTTATGGCATAGGCAATGTTGTCATCA